GCCGACGCAATAATTTTTGTTAGTGTATAATAAATGTTACCAATATTACTTTCGCTTATTGGTTTGAATGTGTTGGCAAGCGAAGACGACGGAGAAGATAAACCAATGAGTATGCAATCGTTGGCGTCGCTCTTGTGTTCTTTGTGCTGTTCGCTCATGATTATATACGCAAGCATGAAGAGTCCAATCAAGACACCTCCTGTGCTAGCCATGATGTTATTGTGCTGCTGCTGTAGTTCTTCATCCAGTTTGTCACTCATAGGCGACACTCAAAAACGACTCGGTATTTAGAAAAAATCATCCGTTCTGTATAAATTCACTGCGTATGAACCAGTTTTACCAGGAACTGAAACTGTTTCATTCCCATAGAGCTCTTCACAGCCAATATCTTCCATACAATCGCGCGCGTTATGACTTAATGGTATAGCGTAAAGGTTATCGCCGCCAGTTGTTGTGTAATAATGATATCTATCTCTACGTCCGCGCACTTCCTTCCCGTATAATGGGAGTGTCTCACCATTTCCCGTGATAATACCCATTTGCTGCATGAATCCTGGTTTGTATCGTTTAATTGGAGCACCTCTGAATTCTGGTTCGCGTCGTGGAGGGCGTCGATCCGTCTCAATCCTGGGTGGCACTGGCATCACCGGGACTTCTACTGGAACATTAACGACTCTGGGGTTAAACCACATGTAACTCAAAACGAGAGCGAGTACAATAACAACCGACCACAGAAGCTGATTTTTAGACTTGTTCTTAACCTTCATTTATATAGTTAAGGAATATTATTTACATAAATACATGAAGGTTCTTGCCATAGATATTGGATATCACAATATGGGTCTTGTTCTTGCTGATATTGGTAAGGGTAAGAAAGTTGATGTGGAATTTATAAAGAAAGTGAGTCTGGAAGATTATAAGTACATTTATTCAAATGAAATTGTTGACCTTGTCCCTTTATTTGTAGATGGACACAAATTCATATTTGATGCGGCTGAAAGAATTCTTATAGAGAGACAACCCCCGGGGGGTCTTACGAATATTGAGGCGCTTCTACATTACATGTTCAAAGATAAAGTTGTTATGGTTTCACCTGTGAGCATGCATTCGCATTTCGGCATGAGACATCTAAACTATGAGCAGAGAAAGGAGAGAACAGTTGAAATAGCAACCAAAGAATTGGGTGAAGAAATTCCGTATGAGAGAAAACACGATATTGCAGACGCAATGTGTATGCTTCTGTATTACAACTTTAAAATCTCGGTACACTTTTTTGATCGATTTAGACTCGACGGTTCTTCTCGGCTCTGATAATTTCTAATGCGTTTGCCACACATTCCAAGGCGTCGAACATCGTTGCCGCACTTCTACTTTTACAACATTTTCTAATCTTTTCAATGTTGTATTCGAAACATTTCTTCTCCTTCTGTTTTTCTTCTTCGCGAGTCTTCATGATCTTATTCAATTTGTCAATCTCCGCATTTAAATGATTTGTAAGAGCTTCAAGACTTTCATCCATTTTCATAGTATGCTGCTCGTACCAGTCAATATGACGCTTAAGAAGATCTCGTTTCACTTGAGATTTCGTTTTTTCAATCTGTTTTTCAATTCTTTCGAGTTTGTTATCGATTATCATTTGATCATTTAAATATTTTTGATAATGAAACTCTTTAGATTGCTCAAGAGCTTCGATTTGTTGTTTTATTTCCATTGTCGCCATTTACGTCATCATCGCTCCAAAACTTTATACCGAGCATGCGTTCATGATACTCTATGATCCATTTTAAAATTTCAGATCTTAGACCACCAGTTATTTTATCTTTGATGTCGGTACCCCGGTAAAATTTATAATCTTTTCGTAGGCGTTTGAGTTCGTCTTCTCTCCAGTTGGTCATTTTACTTTGGATATTTACCAGAAGCTAATAATCTTAGGTCATCAATAAACATATCAAAGCGTCCGAGGCGATACTGGACGAGTGCCCATAAGAAGAAGAACACTGTCTTTGTCAAATTATTTACATCGTTGTCTTCCATTTTATATATGGGGGATACGACACGATGCATGAAAGTTTCTTCCTTCTCCTGTCCGGTAACAGCCATTTCCATTTGTGTCAATGCACATGTGTCATCATTCACGGACCAGTGATAGAATAAAAATGGTATAAGTATGGAGTAGAATTCCAAATTCCTACGATCATTTGTAAATGGAACTACCAAAATACAAATCAGGAATACAAGATGAATCCAAAATATGAGATTCATCTATTATAAAATGAGTTGAGAAAATTTTTTAGGCTCTCTGAATCTAAAATTTCCGCGTCATTAAATATTATATTTACTAATATAAAATGAGTGACGTCGGTGGTGACGCGATGCTAAAACAACAGGCGCTTGAGCATCGACGAGACAGTTGGAATGAGCAACACGAAAATATATTGCGTCAATGGGGTGAGTCCTCGGGTTGTTATAGATATATGCACCACAGAGCATATATCATGTATAAGGGACTGAGTATGCGTTTTACTTTACCTGTTATTATTCTTTCTACAATTACGGGTACGGCAAATTTTGCTCAGGAACAATTTCCCGAGAATCTTCGCGGTATGGTACCATCTGTCATTGGTGGCCTTAATCTTATCGCCGGTCTTGTCGCAACCATCATGCAGTTTTTGAAAATTAATGAACTTATGGAAAATCATAAAACGGCTGCGTTATCATTTGGCCTTATTTCTAGAAATATTAGGCTGGAATTATCTCTTGCGCGTGAAGAGCGTACCACAGATGGTCTGGAATTTGTTACCAGGTGTAAAAATGAATACGATCGCCTCATTGAACAGTCACCAAGTGTTCCATCAACCATTCTTTTGGACTTTGAAAAGGACTACCCACTCGACAATGTATTCACAAAGCCAGAGATTCTCGATGTTCGGGCGATTCCCAAGTTGAAACTCGCAGGTTTCACAAACCTTAAATCCTCAAATGTCATATCCGAAGTAACAAAAGGTGGACCATTTTCTAAGATTGGAGAACTTATGAAGGGAAAGGCTGAATATGTCGCCAAAACAAAGATCCTTGACAGTATGCAGGCTGAGCTAGATGAAGAAGAGGAGATCACATCGGAGGCTTCTGAAGACTCTGAAGACCCTGAAGACGAGACAGACGTTGAACAAGGTAAAGTAGAAGAATAAGCACAATTATATTAGTTAAACCAGCACAAATTGCATATGGTAAAATTTTCCTTCTTAAAGGTTTTACGATACGTTCTTGTAGTGCGTCATTTTCAAGCACCAAATCTATGGCTTGATTAGTAAGATCATCAATGGATTCCTTCATTAAAATAATAGAACAAAAAAAAGATCCTCCTGTCGACACAATTCACACAAAACAGATTGATCTATTGAAAAGGTACATTCGTGAACGAAAGAATGTATTTATATGTGGTTCTTCGGGTGTTGGGAAGACACATATATTAAATGCGGTTCTAAATGAATCAAATAGCGTTGAAATTCACAGCGACCATTTAAAAAGTAAAAATCCCTTTCTGACTTTTATAAAGGGGATCGCAAAGCATGCATTTATTGAGGATTACAATCCGACATTTAAAAATCTTATAGAAAGTGTTTCGGATGGGAGGAGATTAACACGGGGATCTTTGGTGGTTACATCCATAAATATGTGCATGTTTCCAAATTTTGAGACAATATTTATACCTAGACACAAACCAAGTAAAATTTTGACCCTCTCTGAAGATCGTTCGGGAAAGGCTCAAGATGCGGCGGTTAGATGTAATGGTAACATCAGAGACTTCTTTTCATACCTAGATGATCACGATCTAAAAGATACATTCAAAACACCCAAGGAATTTATAACGGATGTTCTTACAGATCCAAATTTTACAAAGATTCCAGATAGGATACACGAACACGGGCATATATGCGATATATTTCAAGAGAATTACCTCGATTCGGAGGGTATTCAATATGATAGAGCTGCCCGGTCGTTTTCAGACGCCGATCTTTACGATGACCAGATGTATTCAATGGGTGACTGGAATCTCATGCCTTATTTTATATTGAATGCTCTTGCGATACCAAAGTCATGTATTGGCACGCCACTTGAGAAGGACTCCATCAGACCCGGAAGTTGTTGGACAAAATATGGTAATTATAAAATGAGACTACAAAAGTTTAGAGGAATACAAAGACGTTGTGGTCAACAATTAGGAATAGATGCCCTTTGTTTACTCAAGAAATATGCCGAAAATAAGGATATAAAGCCTATGATGGACTATGGTTTAACTCCACAGGATTTTGATGTCATGAATCACCTCGCGGTTGGAAATAGGTTAAAACAGAGAGACGTAACGAAAGTAAAGAAAGCATTGAAAAATGCCATCGCAGAAAGAAGTTGAGAAGATTTTTGAAAATATTCTGACTGGCGGAAGTCCAAAAATCCCAGGATTGGAGGAAGAAGAACCCGACGTCACAAAGACAATCGGCAACGAAATCCACTTTTATGGCGAGATTACTCCAGAAAATACCCTCGAGTTTGTTGAGCAGTTCCGAAAGTTGGAGATTCATCTTCTTAAACAAAAAGCTGATCTCATTGGTTATGTACCAAAGATTCGTGTTCATATTATGAGTGAAGGTGGTGACATGTTTTCCGGGTTCACACTAAAGAATGTTCTTGAAAAGTCTCGTGTAAAGGTTGTGACGATTGCTCAAGGCGCATGTTGCTCGGCCGCTACTTTCATGTTCCTGGGTGGAAACGAGCGTCTCATGGGTGAGAATGCGTACCTTTTGATTCACCAATTGAGTACAGAGATTTGGGGTAAATACCATGAACTCAAGAGTGAGATGAAGAGCTGCGATAAGTTTATGACATCTCTAAAAAAGATGTATATGAACAAAACTAAAATCCCCGAAAAGAAATTTAAGAAACTGATGAAGAAAGACCTCTATTTGTCGGCATCAAAATGTCTAAAGTACGAGATTGCTCACGGGATTGACTAATAGTAACATAGCGTTTGTAAAGACAGAGTATACACAATATTATAAATCCAATAGCAAAAGTATTCGCGTTCATAGGTACACTTGTGCGCTCTGGAGGCCTAAGTCGTTCCATTCTACCATAATTTACAACTGGCAGTGAAGACATCTATTTAAAGTTGAGAAATTAATTAAAAGTATAATGGAACGCCTTATCCGAGAAGACAAAAATGGTCGCGAAAGATTTACCGATATTCATGTGGAAGACCTCGGTGATGGAACTGCTGATATTGTGAAGACGAGCGGTATGGTTGGGAGTGACAAAACGATCGTGTCACGGACGAATGTTACGACTGGGTATGAAAAAGCTCTTGTGAGAGCTAAGACTATGTGGAACAATGAGAGAACCAAGGGAATCCAAATCCTTCCAATGTTGGCAAATAAATGGGAAGATCGCGAAAAGTATATTTCTGAACCCTTTTATGTTCAACCCAAATTAGATGGCGTACGTCTCCTCGTCTCTACGGGAGGATGCTTCTCGCGGACTGGCAAGATTGTCAAGGGTGTTGAACATCTCACCGAGAATCTTAAGGATGGTGAATGGTTGGATGG